TCACAGGGTTTGTAAAGTCTAATTTGAACTTCGCTTCATTCACACCTACACCCATATCAAAAACATCTTCCTGAATTTGTGTGATGAGATACTCCATGGGTGTATGCCGAATCTTGATACGTTCTGTCGAATCCAGAAAGACAACCTCTGTACACAACTGAAAGTTTTTCAATTTTGGGGTTTCATCCAAGAGGGAGTATGAACCATCTGCTTTAATGACTACATCCTGTGCGTCGCGTAACTTGAACTCGACTTCGACTTCCTGCTGGTTAATGGCACATAAGGGCACGGCGAGTTCAGGGTGGTTGTAAAAGTAAAATGGAAGGTCCACAAAGAATTCCTCATCTGTGTTAATGCCCAGAGTATTATGAATGACGATACCGGTATTACCGGATACACTCTCAGTCACTTCACCAACCTTCTTGTCACTCGTTCGAAGTGGGTACTTACCTATGAGTTGTTCCAGAGCTTTTTGTTTCGTCTGTGTGACGTTGTGTTCCGAATAGATTTGTAAGTAATCACTCGTGACTCGTTGAATGATTTTCCCACCGATGATGAAATCGACATGTTCGATGAGTGCGTGAGCGACCGATTCTATGTACATCGTGGAACTCGTTTGAAGTGTGGGGAGGGTCATCTTCACACTGAGTGTTTTAAGAAGGTCACCTTGATTTTGTGGAATTCGAAATCGAACATTCTTACCAAAATCGGCTTCATTATCTGGGTCGATATCCACGAATTCCGTAGAAAAGTTTGAATGTTTTTTGAAACTTTTCACGAAATAACTGTAGTCTGGATCCACAGTGAAAAATCTCTCTTGAGGCCCAGAGGCGGAGAGTTGGACTTGTCCAGCCATTACTACTATATCTACCTAAAATTTTAATCCTGCTAAACCACTCTCGATACGTAGGACGTTGTAATTAACGGCGTACACCCGTGTATCATTTTCAAAGACGGAATTTGTGGGGTTTATCTCGATCGTGAATAGTTTATGTGAGATGCGACTCATGTTCACTTGTCCGGTTGGGTGGGGTTGTTCAGGCGACATAGAGAATGAATACATGCCAAACTTCGATGGACCCAGAATAGCACTCCTACCATTAAAAGCTTCGACTGTCTGAGTCAAGGCTGATGGTGCGTTGACATGATGTTTAAGTGCTTGTTCATAAGCGAGGAAAAGTCCACCACGTTTAAATACAACTTCGTTATTGAATCTAAGTTCAGCATCCACGATCGTATTGTAATAATGTGGAATGTTTCCATTCGCTATGTTCTGTGACACAAAAAAGAGTTCCTTCACAGGGTGCTGAAAGTTGAGCATGACAGACTTTTTGTTTTCACCAGCCTTCATTTTAAACTTGGCTAATTGAACTTGTGTGATGACATAGTCTAACGGTCTCGACATGAGATACCCCCGCTCTTCTGGTGTTACTATCACGAACTCCGTGTCTAGAGAAAACTTGAGAATCGACGCCTTCACATCCAAAATGGTATCCATCGGATCAATAGAACTTATATTCCTGACAAGTCTGATGAGAGGTTTCAATTTAATTCGAACTTCTACGATCTGTTTTGTCAGGGCACAGGTGGGAATTGCCAAAGAGGCGTTCCTGTAAAAGTAAAAGGGTAGATCCAGGAAATACGTGTACGCACCTGAATAACTCAAGTAGTTACCGTGACCATTTAAGAAATACAACGTCTGCTCGATGTCGTCATTCGTGTTATGGAGTTGCTGATACATGTAAATATATTCGCCTGTGAGTCGTTCGATCGGTTGTCCACCGATGACGAGTTCAGCATACTCTATGAGGTTCGTACATATCGACGGTGACCACACCATATCGTTTTCACTGTTATCATCAGGGAGTGGGTCAGTCAGAGTTATTTTCAGGGTCATGTTTCTCACGAGGTCACCCTTGTCACCAGGGATTCTACATTCGATCAGTTCTCCGAAATCTATATTCCCGTCGAATTGACTCTCTACGTAGTCCATAGCAAACTTCGTATGTTTCTTGAAATTCATCAGAAAGTATGAAAATTGTGGATTACCCGTGATCCACTCGTCTTGGAGACCTGTGGCAGCGAGCCTCAGACGACCGGCCATTCCTACTCTATATGAGTAAAATTTTGCTAAATAAAACGAGACACTAGAGTAGAATGAACCTTCAGTTGAGGAAATTCAAACCCGAGACGATCAGTGACGATAGGGTGTGTGTTTTCATCGGTAAGCGTAATACGGGTAAATCAACCCTTGTGAAAGATATCATGTTCCACAAGAGGCACCTCCCAGCCGGGATCGTTTTGTCTGGTACAGAGGAGGGAAACCACTTTTACTCTGATTTTATCCCCGACCTGTTCATTTACGGAGATTACGACCGAGATGCCATAGAGCGAGTCATGGCGAGACAGCGTAAGCTGGTGGGTAATGGGAAAACAAATTGTGGAGCTTTTATGCTTTTAGATGACTGTATGTATGACAGTAAGTTCCTGAAGGATACATGTATTCGCCAGTGTTTCATGAATGGTCGTCACTGGAAAATCTTCTTCATGTTGACGATGCAGTATGTGATGGATCTTCCACCAGCACTTCGAGCAAACGTCGACTATGTCTTCATCCTCAGGGAGAACATTATTCAGAATCGAGAGAAACTGTATAAATCCTTCTTCGGTATCTTCCCTTCTTTTGATATGTTTTGTAAAGTCATGGATGCTTGTACAGAAAATTATGAGTGTCTCGTGTTAGACAATACAGTCAAGTCTAACAAGATTCAGGATTGTGTGTTTTGGTACAAGGCGACGGTCAGGAAAAACTTCAGAGTGGGTGGTCCAGATCTTTGGAGACTTCATAAGAAGATGTACAACCCCAAACATTTCCAGCAGAAGGAGGATGATGCCAAGAAGGCGACGAAAAAGACAAATCTCAAAATCACAAAGACGCGTTGAGGTTTGAATTCAAAAACATGTGACTATACTAAATGGCCTCTGATCAAGTGCATACCATGAACCTCGCGGATGATGGCGAAGGAATGGTCCCTCTCAACGATAATCCGTCCACGTCTTTTGCAACCGAAAAAAATATGAGTCAAAGTAAAGAGACGATGGATTCTACTCCCATCAACGATATCATGATGGAACCACCTACGATGACCGATGAGCCCAGGATGCAGGGTATGATGCCCCAAATGACAGCTCCCCAGCCCCAAGCGGCTTATCCCACTCCCCAGGCGCCCACCAAGCCCGAGAAGAAGAACCCTCTCAACCTCACCGATGAGCAGCTTACTGCCCTATTCGTCGCGGCGTGTGCCGCCGCTGCTGTGAGCAAGCCCGTACAGGATCGCCTCGCGACTTCTATCCCCAAGTTCCTTAACGAACAAGGGGGTAGGAGTGTTGTCGGTCTCGCCGCCACGGGTGTGGTCGCGGCGGTCCTGTTCTACGTCGCCAAGGATTACATCGTCAAGCCCTGATTCTCCCATCCCATATTACTGTAGATCGAGGTATCTATACCCGCGAAATAGGTTATGAGGGCACCCGCTGTGAATGTCCCCATTAACAAGGCACTCAATTTAAGCTTCTTGTTATTGGAAACAGTGGAATCTTCGACCGCTTCTTTCGTTTCGGTGAAGAATGTGTTCAGAATATATGTGAGTACGAACGCGATCAAAGTGGTCGCCAGGAAAAAGATGCGATCCACCGCGAGGCGGGGAATACTTCCGACAATTAAACGGAGCATGTTGGGAATGACGAGGGTCATCCACGTGATGTTCAAGAGATAATTGTTGGACATAGTCGGGACGAGAGACATTCCATAGATTACCATCCAATAGGCGATCGCCATGAGCAAAACGCTGACAGGTGTCTTCATTTATATGGACACAGATTATTTATCCTGGACATGCTCACCACAGAATTCGGTTTTGTTTGGAATCTTTTGGTAAATACCGAGACGCAAGCAGATGTCTCGAAGTTCGGTATAATTGTTCCAGAATTCTTCAGAGTGGTCGTATTCACGCACAGTGCAGTGTGCCAGTTCATGAATCAGGACATGAAAGATTTCGTTAACCTCACCATCGAGACAGACTGCAATCTCACCACCCTTGTTCGTGTTGTACCCGACGGCACCGTTCATACGCAAGTATCCCGTGATGGGGATACACCGTTTGAGCATATGAAACTTTTCATGGTTCGTATCCTTGATGTGATTCCTGAGGATTCGATACTTTTCCTTAACCTCGACCAGGCGCATTGGTTCCGTGGTCTGTTGAAGGATCCACATGTTTACTAGAATGAGTAGCGCGATAACGATCATCTATTATAGACAAAGATAAATTTACTATAGAGTTTGGAAATTGGATTTCCATCGAGACTCTCCCAACTTTGTAGCGTAAACCCAAGATCCTCGAGACCGGTCACGAGATGATCCTTGTACGCCACGGGTTCTGATTTTGGTCCATCAGCGTAGTACGGTGTATCTGTCAAATGAACAAACAATTTTTCACCGAAACCACCATTTCCATGGTCTTTCATCTTGAAAAAGTTTCCGGAATCATCCATGTACGGCGTTCTAAAAATGATCTTCTCGGAATCCGGAATAATACCTATGAGATGTCCACCTGGTTTGACACGTTTCTTAATTTCTTTGATGGAACTCGTAAAGAGACCCTTCGAAGCGAAGATGTAGTGAAGTGAAAAGTTGAAACACACGATATCAAATTTTCTATTTGGGCACGCATGTATGTCCCCCTCGTAGAAATTGACACGCATATGCATATTCTTCGCTCGCGAACGCGCCTCCTCGAGGGCAGATGACTCGGGATCACACATGTTGATGTTCACACCACATTTGTGCCATTTTTGAAGATCACCACCAAAACCACAACCGACATCGAGAATGTGTTGACCTTCACGAGCCACAGACTGTATCAACACCCTCTTCGCATCGTTGTGATTTTTACGAATCTCTTCCATATTTGGACATAGTTTTACCTTTTTAAGGTGTTTACTTAGGAACTTAAAGTTTTAGTGCGTCGGGTAGATATAATGTCCCTCGAAACCGACTACACGACCGTTCCCGGGCAGATCTTCGCGTGCCTATCGATCATCGGACCCGAGGCGCCCCAGAGAAACGATAAGTTTGGTATCAAGATTCGTGGTGCGTTCGCCACACGCGATGAAGCGGCGAACCACGCGAAGCGTCTGCAGAAGGAGGATCCCACCTTCGACATCTACGTCGTCGACATGTACAAGTGGCTT